AGGATGTATCTACACTACAGGTGGATAAATCACATGACTTACGTATTGCATATGAAACACTTAATGATATACAGAGAAGACTAGCTAGTGCTTTCCTTCTAAATGAATCAGCAAGAAGAGATGCAGAACGTGTTACAGCTGAAGAGGTAAGACTTATGGCTGGAGAACTAGAGGATGCCTTAGGTGGTATCTATAGTATTCTAACACAGGAACTACAACTACCATTAATTAAGTTAATGATGTTAACATCTAAAGTTACATTCCCAGAGGGATTAGTAGAGCCTGTAATTGTTACTGGTGTAGAGGCACTAGGACGAGGACACGACTACAACAAGTTAGTACAGTTTGCACAAACATTACAGCAGTTATTAGGACCTGAGATATTTGCACAATATTCAAATGTAGATGCAGTTATTGCACAAATAGGTACATCACTGGGTATTGATACAGAGGGTCTGATTAAGACACCTGAGCAGAGACAACAGGAACAACAACAAGCTATGATGCAACAAGCTGGACAAGCTGGTTTAGATACAGCAGCACAAGCTGGTGGTCAAGCAGCAGTTGAACAAGGGATGATGTAGTGAGGTTGCCAGTTACAATGGCTCCTCCCACTCCCCCATACACAAGAGAGATAAAGAAGAAGGAAGTTAAAGATGGAAATACAACAAAGCCAAGAAGAAAACGTAAACCTAAGTCAACACGAACAAGCGATGGTGGACAAGATGGATGCGAACACAAACCAAACACAACAGGAACTACAAAGTGATGCTGATAAGAGGGGTGTAGCAGATGATGCTCCACTACCATCTGATGAAGTTAAGTTATATGCAGGTAAGTACAAGTCTGTTGAAGATATGGAACAAGCTTACAAAGAACTAGAAGGTAAGTTAGGTAGTAATGACGGTGAGACTAAAGAAGCTTCTACTGAAGCGGAAGAGGGTGATACAGTATCTACAGAGGCTGAAGCTAAAGAGTTAGCTGAAAGCAAGGGCATTGACTTTACAGAGTTGAATCAAGAGTTTGCTAACAATGGTGTATTATCTGAGGATACATACGCATCATTGGCTGGTAAGGGTATTGATAAAGCTACTGTAGATAACTATATTGCAGGACAAGAAGCTATTGTATCTCAGAACTTATCTAAGATGCAATCACTAGCTGGTGGAGAGCAAGGGTATCAAGATATGATATCATGGGCAGGAGAAACATTATCGGATGGGGATAAGGAAGCATTTAACTCTAGTTTACAAAATGAAGGACAAGCTGAATTTGCTATCCAAGGATTGTATGCTAGGTTCCAAGCTACACGAGGACCATCACTAGTTAAAGCTAGTAGTAATTCAACTACATCATCACAAGGGTATCAATCTAGTCAAGAGATGACTAAGGATATGCATGATGTTAGGTACAAGAAAGACCCTGCGTTTAGAGCACAGGTACAAAATAAGATAGCGAAGAGTAATTGGTAAGGTGTGTTTGGCATTGAGATGTAACCTATGTCCTAGACAAGTTTAACACTGATGATGTAAGACCAAACTTCTTTACTCCTCTTTTAGGTAGTCGGTAGGCTTTCAAACGCCTGTCACTACCTTTTTAATATTAAAACTATTATAAAATCGATGCCCCTATTAAGTATATCGAGGTGTATTTATAGGGATACCAAAGATGGAAATAAAAGACAATACATATTAATATCACGCGTAGGTGCCACTTACGGCTAACATATTAAACATAAAAATAAAACAAGGACATTTAAAACATGGCAAATTATATTCACTCAAATGGTATCGGTACTAACACACTTGATGCACACTCAGACAGAGCAATCGCTCTTAAAGTATTCTCAGGAGAAGTATTAACTTCATTCGAAGAGAACAACATCTTCATGGGACTAGTACAAACTAGAACTATTTCTTCAGGTAAGAGTGCTTAACATAAAGGGTTCTCTATAAACACTCATTGAATTGCTGGGACCTCCTTATGGGACAATCAGCAGCGAAGCCTAATCGAAAGATAGGAACGTTCAACGACTAGTGCATTGTGCACGTACATCCAAGTGGATGGAAGCGGTGAGTAAAACAAAATAAATTAAAAGGAAACATATATGAAAATATGTACACTCTGTGAGACTGAAAAGCCACTCGATGAATTCTACTTTAGAAAGGATTCAAATAAACACACTAATGAATGCAAAGATTGTCGTATTGAAAGACAACGAGTTAAGAAATTAGGGGTATCTAATCAAGATTATGAGAAGATGTTTATTGAGCAAGAGGGTCAATGTAAGATTTGTAATTGCAAACTAAATAGTAATAGATATACTAAGTTTGCTGTAGACCATGACCATAAGACAGGTCAAGTTAGAGGTCTATTATGTACAAACTGTAATACCGCTTTAGGACTATTAAAAGATTCTAAACACAGATTACAAAATGCAATTGATTATTTAAACAGTTTTAAAGATATAGTCTAATCTATATAGTAATATATAGCGGTCTGTCTCCTACCAAGGACAAGACGGGTAAAGTGGTAACGTACTTTATTGAAATGGGAAATGCAATTCCCAGTTATTGGTTCATACACTGATGCTGTAGCTGAGCACGTACCAGGTACTGATATTGATGTATCAGGAATCGCTGCTGGTGAAAGAGTTATTACTATTGATAACTTAAAATACGCATCTGTATTTGTAGATAACTTCGAAGAAGCAATGTCTCACTATGAAGTTAGAGGACAATACTCTACTGAAATGGGTAGAAAGTTAGCACAAACAATTGATGGTGACGTAGTTACTACTCTTAGAACTTGTGTTGGTGGTGTTGCCGCTGCTACAGGTCAACCTACTCCAGAAGCTGCTGCAATTGATGCAGGTGTATTAATTGCTGATGCTGCTTCTGTTAAAGGTAACAAGATTATTGATGCTATGTTCCAAGCACAAACTATCTTAGATGAAAAAGATGTACCAGGTGAGAGATACGTAGTTGTAACTCCTGCTGATTACTACAACTTAGTTCAATCTGATAAAGGTACAAACAGTGACTATACATCTGGTAACGGTGGTATTGATGCTGGTAAGATTACTAAGATTGCAGGTAACAACATCTTAGTATCTAATAGATTAGCTACTGGTGAGATTGTAGTATTCACTACTAATGCAATTGGTATTGTTAAATTACTTGACATCAAATCTGAAGCTAACTACATCCCTGAGAAATTAGGTGATTTAATGACTTCATCTTACGCAATGGGTTATGGTGTACTTAATCCAGCTTGTGTAGTAACAATCGACGCTGCTGCTGCATAAGCATAAGCAATTTATAAGGACTGGCTATTAATTTAGCTGGTCCTTTTTTTTGGTTTGAGATATGAGGCCAACAACAACTATAATAAACTAAAGGAAAGATATGAATAAATTAAATAATGCAATTAATATCATACTACAAAACCTAGGAGAACAAACACTAGGAGCTACTGAAGCTATAGATGGTATATTTGAAGCAGAACAAGCTAGTCTTGTACTAGACGAGATTAAAACACAAGTGTTAGCATTTGGTTATAACTTTAATACAGATAAGGTATGGGAGTTTGTACCTGATATGGATGGCTACATAGCTATACCTGATAATGCACTAAGTGTAGACCCTACAGATACAGGACAGGACTATGTTGTTAAGGACCACAAGCTATATAATAAAGATGATGTTACTTATGTATTCACATCTACAGTAGAGGCAGAGGTTATATGGGATGTACCATTTGATGATGTACCTTTAATTGTACAACACTATATTGTTACTAGAGCATCGCGTATGTTGGTACAGAGGTTAACAGGTAATGAGACAATGTTACAATACCTACTTAATGACGAAGAGAAAGCTAAAGTAGAAGTGTTAAATTGGGACTCTGATATAGGGGACTATAATGTATTTGACTCTAGTACAACTATGAGGATTATAAATAGAACTACAAATCCTAGAGGATTGAAAGGATAGATAATGTTAATTAATCAAACACTACCTGGATTATATAATGGAGTTAGTGGTCAAGCACCTGAGCTCAGACTGGACACACAGGTTGAGGAGATGATAAATTGTTATCCTAGTGTAGTTACTGGTGTAGGTAAAAGACCACCACTAGAATACATGGCTAATAATACATCACTAACGGAGGATGTATTTGTTCACACATACGATAGAGGAGATGACTTAGAGAAGTACATCATAGCTATTGATGGGGGTAGCTGGTATACCTTCGACTTAGATGGTACTCCTATTAATAGTGGTACAGATGTCTATTTGACTACAGGAACTACACCAGCTAAAGAAGCATTTGCATTAACTACTATAGGGGATATAACATATATTGTTAATAAGACTAAAACAGTAGAGATGGATACAACACTAGGGTCAGATGTAGAAACAACATACTGGACACTAGGATGTAGTAACTATACATTAGTAGGTGAAGGTGGAGGATACCCTTATACATATACCACTGAAGGTACTATTGAAGTTACAGTTAATGTAGATGGTACATCTTATATTAAGACACTTGATATTAATACCTCTCTAGAGACAGAGGATGCACAATATAATACTGAAGTTGAAGTACTAATTGCTGAGGCATTAGTAGACATAGTAATAGCTATAGAAGATATTAACCATAGTGGGCCTAAAGGATTAGCTTCTGATGGTTCACACACTATAACATTAGGTGTAGCATGGGTAGATGTTGTACATGGTACTGAAGGTACTACATCATATTCAATTATAGAGATAGAACCAGGTGCATGGGAGAGTCAATTCTTCTATTGGGTTAAACGTAGTGCTGGAGCAGCAACAGGTGACAATGCTCTCTTACGGCACACATACTACATATATAAGAATGGGGCATTATTAACGGAAGCAATACACCATGACTCTACATCAGCTGCTTCCTTATTAGCTGCTGCTATTGGAGGTATTGCTAGAGGCTCAGTAGTTATGAATGTAGCGGAGAGTAATGAAGCATACACAGGTAGTGATTCATGGGGTGACCAAGCTAGTGAGAGTTGGCAGGGACGTGTTAAGAAGCTTCAGGATTTACCTAATAACTTAGGTTTTGAAGGTAGTGTTATTCAAATCACAGGTGATGATAAATCTAACTTTGATGAATACTATGTACAATATATAGAGGGTGTGTATAAAGAAACAGTTAAGCCTAACCTATATAATACAATTGATGCATCTACAATGCCACACATCCTAGCTAGAGGACAAGATGCAGCTGGTGATATTAAGTTCTACTTTGATGTGATTAATGATAGTACTGAAATACCACTAGAAGATGAATATGGTAACATACTAAACACAAGTTCTTGGGGTATGCGTACAGCAGGTGATGAGCTTAGTGCATCAGAGCCAAGCTTTGTAGGTAATACAATTACTGATGTATTTTTCTTTAAGAATAGACTAGGTCTTATATCTGGAGAGAATATAGTTATGTCAGAGGTAGGTGAGTATTATAACTTCTTCCCTACAACAGTAACTGATGTACTAGATAGTGACCCGATAGATGTAGCAGTAGATAGTAGTCAAGTGGTAGCACTTAGATATGCTATACCATTTAATAAAGAACTGTTACTATTTGGAGACAAAGCACAATTCATACTATCTGGTGCAGAAACACTAACACCTAAAGATGTATCAATACAGCAGTCAACAGCCTTCGATACTAACCGATTCATTAAACCAGTAGGACTTGGACCTAATGTATACTTTACTATTAATAAAGAAGAGACTACACAAGTTAGAGAATACTTTGTAGTACCTGATACTGCGTCTAATGATGCGGCTAATATTACAGCACATTGTCCACAATATGTACCAACAGGTATGAAGGTTATGGCAGGTAGTTCTAAATATGATATGTTGTTCATGGCTACAGGTAGTGATAATATCATTTATGTATATAGTTTCTACTGGCAGGGTGAAGAGAAAGCACAATCAGCATGGCACAAGTGGGTAATGCCGGAGAATGTTATAAACATAGCTATGGTAGACTCTACACTAGTTGTTATGACAGTGGATGAAGGTGTTATGAAGCTACACCATATAGTACTAGAGACTACATCACTTACACAATATAGTGATGGAGTAGTTCCATATGAGGCTTCAATTGAATTAAGTAAATGGGGTATATCTACAGGCAATGCTGGAGTAGACACATTAAGCGGTGGTCTTAAGTTTAAGGCAGTTAGGGTAGCTAATACAAATGGTGGGCCCTATACACTAATGGTAGAAAATAAGAGAAGAGTAGGTAGTGTAGATTACTACAATACTAAATCTCTTGATGATAAGAAATTTATGGTCCAGGGCAATACAGATGATGTTATCCTGTCACTTAAAGATAGTGGAAGCACAAGCTTCAATATTACTTCATTGAATTATGAAGGCTTATATACTAATAATAGTAAAGGAATATAATGGTAAGCGATAAAGTACTGCCTTCAAATGGTAGTCAGAGAATATTTACAATAGGATTAAATGTATTAAGTGAGAGCCATCTTAAAATATACCTTGATGGTGTAGCTATAAGTGCAGATGACTATGATTTAATTAACAATGCAGCGGTGTTTCACACTGCCCCTGCAGAAGGTACACTAACACTACAGGTAGGTACAACACCTGATGACTTGTTACTAACACCTACAGATGCAGGTATAGTTGCGGCTAATATGGATGATATACAAGACTTAGCCTTAGTAGCTAAGGATATCCAGAGATTAAATACAGGCTCTACAGCTAATAATATTGATAGGCTAGGGGATAGTGCAGATAATATAGATAGATTAAATATTGGTGATACTCCTAATGCCCTAGATAGAGTAGGTACAGTAGAAACTGTAGCGGCTGTGAATAGATTAAGTGAAGGATGGACTGCTAATAATATTGATAGACTAGAAGATAGTGCAGATGCTGTTGATAGATTAGGTGGGGATACTCCACATCCTCCAGGCTATACTGGTAATAGTTATACAGCTGATGGTATTGATAGATTGACTCTAGGGAATACACCTGATAATATAGATGCATTAAATTTATATAATCCATCTTTAGGCATTAATAGGCCTAGTGCTATTGATGTATTAGGAACACGAGGCTCAGAGTTAGACAATCTTGGAGATGATACTACTTCTGCTGCATTAGATAGACTAAATACTGGGGATACTCCAGATAATATTGATAGGCTTAATACAGGTACAACAGCAGCTAGTATTGACGTGCTGGGAGATACACAAACATCTGACGCTCTAGATAGACTAAATACTGGTGACACAGCGGATAATATAGATAGGCTAAACACTGGTATCACTGCTGATAGTATTGATAGATTGAATACAGGGGGTACAGCGAACTCTATTGATATACTTGGAGTACCGCAAGTAATTGATAACATTGCAATCGTATCAAATACCGCGAACTTAGCTCATATTATTACGGTAGCTGATGACTTAAACAGCCTCGACTTAAATGGTATTGCGGACGTTACTATTGTAGCAACAGACTTAAACCTTGGACTAGTTGGGGCTACACCAGACCCGTTACTGTCAAGTGTTAACAATGTTAGTAATAGTATTGCTGGTGTTAATACAGTAGCAAGCGTATCGGAACAAGTTGAAGCACTCGCACCTCTACATGTTGAGATTGCAGCACTAGGGGATTTAACGACTTCAGCAGCAATTGATAGGCTGAATACTGGTGGTACTGCCAATAGCATTGACAGACTAAACACCTTAGGGACAGCTGACAGTATTGATAGGCTCAACACCGGGCTTACGGCAGATAGTATTGATAGATTAAACACTCTCGGCACGGCTAATAGCATTGACTTACTAGGTACAGTGGATGCAGTAAGTGACATGAATACTCTAGCAACAACTGCAGTATTGGCTGACCTAAATGTACTTGCACCTGTTGCAACACAGCTAGGCTTGCTTGGAAATGCTGCAACAATCACAGACCTATCCATTCTTGCAACCGCAGATGTTGTGGCTGACTTAAATACAGTGGCTAATGATACTATTGAGATTAATGAAATCTACAATAACAGAGTAGAGATATACGCAGCAGATACTAATGCATCCACTGCTACTACACAAGCAGGCATTGCTACTACACAAGCAGGCATTGCTACAGCTAAAGCCAATAGTGCTACATCAAGTGCAGCAAGTGCAGGTAGTTCAGCTGCGGCAGCAAGTAATAGTGCAGCGATAGCAAGTGTAGCAGCAGTTACAGCACAAGTAGATGTAGGTTTGGCTGATTACAGCATTAGAACAGCGGTTGTTCACGAGTTTTACTCTCGTGGACTTTAGATAATATAATTAATAAATAAAAGGATAATTAAATGGGAACAACACTGGATAAAACAATAACTAGAAATAGTGGTAATACAGTAGCTATAGATACTAGCTACAGTGAATTAAATACTAAAGCTAGTGGACTTGTTAATGATATAGTAAGTCACGTAGAAACACAACTTGCTACAACAGAGACAGCTTTACAGACAGCAGAAGGATTAGTAGATACTAAGATAGCATCTCTATTGAGTGTAGGAGATACTGGGTATACTAAGGATGTAGTAGATGTAAATCTAGCTAATCAGATTAATGCACTAGCTCCATATAGTGGATACACGCAAGTATCTAAGAAGCTTGATAACTTTGTATTCCAAGAAGATGCTAACTTCACTTATAGTGTAGCTGATAAGAATAGATTTGTTAAGTTTGGTGATAAGGTAGTTGATACTTATGGTGAAGAGTTGGTTACTAATGGAGACTTTAGTGATGGTACTACTGGGTTTACTCCTAAAGATGGGGCAACATTAGCAAACATAAATAATAGATTAAGAGTAACAAATGGAACAACAAATTATGGATATGCTTCATACACAATAGACACAACAGAACTGATAGGTAAGACATTAGCTTACGAAGTATATATAGCTACTGGGACAGCAAATGGAGGAGCTAGAGCTGGAACTTCATTCGGCTCAGATAATTTATTAACATTGGCTAGTAGTGAATCAGAAGACGGTATATATAAAGGCAACTTCGTACCGACCACAGCTACTACTTACCTAACATTCTATGCGTTTTCTAGTAATGACTATGTTTATTGTGAGTACGACAACATCTCAGTAAAAGAAATCCAAACAGCTGACTTCACAAATACAGCTCCAACAGTAACAGAGATTATTACTGATGGTAGTAATAGTACAAGTGGTGCAGTTGCTAAGGGTGAGTATGTTTTA